GAGGCACAGGATATACAGCTGGAACTGGAGTTGCTACGACAAGCAGTGGTAGTGGTACTGGACTAACAGTAGATACTGTTGTTAGTGGTGGTGTTGTTACTTCATTTACAGTAAATGCTGTAGGATCAGGTTATATTGTTGGAGAAACAATAACAATATCTGGTGGCACAACAAACGCTACTTTTAAAATAACAAATATAGATATACCAAACACGCACGAAAGAGGTTGTGTACTTCTTCACGTTTCTAACTCTGGTGCTTCAGTTGGTTTAATAATGGAATCAGGTAGGCCTGTAACTGTAAGAGTTAGAGGTGAAGATATAGTAGGTCATGAATGCCCATTATTAGTTAAAAGAGTTACAGCAGGTAGCGATTTAGTAGCTGTATATTAAAATAAAAACAATTAAATTAAATAAAATGTCAAATATAAAAAATAGACCTCTTGGTAAGGTTACTGAAGAAGAACTAAAAACTATTCAAGAGCAACAGCAAAAAGTAAATAATATTTTAGTAGAAATAGGTTACCAAGAATCAAAGAAGCATTCTTTGTTACACCACTTAGGTGATGCTAACGCTATAATAGATGCAACTAAAAAAGATCTTCAAGAAAAATATGGTCATGTAGATATAGATCTATCTACTGGTAATTGGAAAAGAAATAAAGATGTCAATAATAAGAAAGATTAGTATTGGTTCCGATTATAAAAATGATGCAATGCATTATTCTTTAGATCAAGAAGTATATGGTGGTCACACAATATCTAATATACTATTTGATGATAAAGACAATTCATATAACATATTTATAAGTAAGTCAAAAGAAATTTTGCCTTGGAAAAAATTCAATAGTAATATGGCTATTTCTGTTGAATATGATTTAAAGTACTAATGAACAGTTTATATCACTTTATTGTTAAGCCATTAGATAAAAGATATGAAAACACTAAGTTAATTGGTGATAAAGAGTTAATTATTAATTCTAATATAGAAAGTCATATCTTTGTAAGTAAAAAAGCAGTTGTAGTTTCAACTCCAGCTGCTTATAATACAAAAGTAAAAATTGGTGATGAAGTTTATATACATCACAATATAATGCGTAGATGGTACGATCAAAAAGGTAGAGAACGTAATAGCTCAACTTTTTTTAAAGACAACTTATACTTTGTATTACCTGATCAAATTTATATGTACAATTTAAAGTCACATTTAAATTATTGTTTTATAAAGCCTGTAAAAAATAAAAACATATTAGACAACGAAAAAGAACAACCCAATGTTGGTATAGTAAAATATAGTAATAGTTCTTTAGAAGCCTTAGGAATAACACCTGGGACACTTATAACGTTTACACCAAACTCTGAATTTGAGTTTATTATTGAAGATGAACGTTTATATTGTATGAAATCAAATGATATAGTATTAACTCATGAGTACGAAGGAAACGAGAAAGAATATAATCCAAGCTGGGCGAAAGGCAGTTGATGAGCTAATTAAAGTTGCTAAAGAAAAAATAATTACGCATACCCAAGATGATGTATCTACTGACAGGCTTAAGAACGCAGCAGCTACAAAAAAGCTTTGTATAATGGACGCTTTTGAAATACTACAACGTATAGAAGAAGAAGAAGAAAGAATTAACGACAAGCCAAAACAGGTTAAAGAGAAAAGAGTACTTAAGTTTGCGGAAGGGAGAAGCAAGTGAGTTACGAACAAACTCTTTGGAAAGAATTAAAAGATATTGTAAACCCAAAAATGCTATCTAAAAACAATAGATTTAAAAAATGGGAATATGGTTACAACGTAGAATACGATTTTATAGTAATAAGCAAAACTGGAAAAATTGGACAAATCATTGAAATACAAAATCTCAGGATTGCTTTACCAGCAACAGATGAACCGTTTAAACGAGGTAAAGAAAAAGCGGAGCAGTACTGGGAAAGGCAAGAATATCCAAAAGAATTAAGTAGAATTAAAAGTAGGTTTGACTGGGAAGAGTATCCATTAGATTTTAAAGAAAAATGGTACGATTATATTGATGATGAATTTACTAGACGGGAACAAGGATTTCACTTTTATAACAATGGCACTCCTACTTACATTACTGGCACTCATTACATGTACTTGCAATGGTCAAAAATAGATATTGGAGCACCGGAATATAGAGAGTCAAATAGATTATTCTTTATATTTTGGGAAGCATGTAAAGCAGACCACAGGTCATACGGAATTTGTTATCTTAAAAACAGACGATCTGGATTTTCTTTTATGTCGTCAGCGGAACTTGTTAACCAAGCTACAATATCTAGCGACTCTAGATTCGGTATACTTTCAAAGTCTGGTGCAGATGCCAAAAAAATGTTTACCGATAAAGTTGTACCTATATCAGTTAACTACCCTTTCTTTTTTAAGCCCATTCAAGATGGTATGGACAGACCAAAAACTGAATTGGCATATCGTGTTCCGGCATCAAAGCTTACTAGAAGAAAACTTGAGTCTAACGAGCAGTTACAAGAATTAGATGGTCTTGATACGACTATTGACTGGAAAAACACAGGTGACAACTCTTATGATGGTGAGAAGCTGAAAATACTAGCTCATGATGAAAGTGGTAAATGGGAAAGACCTGATAATATATTAAACAACTGGAGAGTTACAAAAACTACATTAAGACTGGGGTCTAGAATCGTAGGTAAGTGTATGATGGGCTCAACTTCAAATGCTTTAGATAAAGGTGGAGAAAATTTTAAAAAACTATACAATAATTCAGACGTTACTAAAAGAAATAAAAACGGACAAACAGCTTCTGGACTCTATAGCTTGTTCATACCTATGGAGTGGAACTACGAAGGATTCATGGATACTCATGGATTACCTATCTTCGTTGGAGGATCAAGTCCAATCAAAAGTATCGATGGTTCAACAATTACGACAGGAGTTATTGAACACTGGGAAAACGAAGTAGAAGGTTTAAAGCATGATCAAGACGCTTTAAATGAATATTACAGACAATTTCCAAGAACTGAAAAACACGCTTTCAGAGATGAAACAAAAGATAGTTTATTTAATCTGACTAGAATATATCAACAAATAGATTACAACGAAGAAATGAACCATAAAGTAGGTGTTACTACTGGTAATTTTCAATGGACAAATGGTATAAAAGATACTCAAGTTATTTTTTATCCAAATAAAAAAGGTAGATTTAATATTTCTTGGATACCACCTGTTAATTTACAAAATAGTGTAATAATAAAAAATGGAATTAAATATCCAGCTAACGAACACATTGGAGCTTTCGGATGTGATAGTTATGATATTTCTGGTACTGTTGACGGTAAGGGCTCTAAAGGAGCACTTCATGGATTAACAAAGTTTACAATGGATGAAGCTCCATCTAATATGTTTTTTTTAGAATATGTAGCTAGACCTGATACAGCTGAAATATTTTTTGAAGATGTATTAATGGCTTGTATATTTTATGGTATGCCTATACTTGCTGAAAACAATAAGCCTAGATTGTTATATTATTTTAAACGTAGAGGCTACAGAGGTTTTTCAATGAATAGACCTGATAAGTTGTTTAACAAGTTATCTCCAGCAGAAAGAGAAATAGGTGGAATACCAAACACTAGTGAAGACATTAAACAAGCACACGCAGCAGCGATTGAATATTATATTGAAAATCACGTAGGCGCTTTAGAACAAGGATATGGAAATATGTATTTCCAAAGAACACTAGATGACTGGAGTAGGTTCAATATAAATAATAGAACAAAATACGATGCTTCTATTAGTTCTGGTTTAGCAATAATGGCTTGTAATAAAAACAAGTATAGACCTATACCAATTAGAACTAAAAACGAAATTAACTTAGGAATAAGAAGATACAACAACGACGGATCTATGTCACAAATAATATAATGCATGAAGATAACAAATACTTATAGTTCTTTTCCAGATCAGGTTGTACCTGATGAGGTTAAAAAAAGCCTTGATTATGGAAAGCAAGTTGGTCAAGCTATAGAAGGCGATTGGTTTAGTGGTACTAGATCTGGGGTTGAAAATAGATTTAATAGCAATTACAACAACTTTAGAATGCGTAGATTATACGCTAGAGCAGAACAACCTGTACAAAAATACAAAGATGAAATGGCTATAAATGGTGATTTGTCTTATTTAAACTTAGACTGGAAACCAGTGCCTATAATACCTAAGTTTGTAGATATAGTTGTTAATGGCATGGATGACAAGTTGTACGACATAAAAGCTTATGCTCAAGATCCTGAATCAAGAAAAGTTAGATCTAAATATGCAGAAGACATATTAAGAGATATGCAAGCTAAAAAATTCTTACAGTCTTTACAACAAGATCTAAGTTTGAATATGTTTAACTCAACTAATCCAGCTGAGTTACCAGAAAACAAAGAAGAACTAGATTTACACATGCAACTTAGTTATAAGCAAGCTTCAGAAATAGCTTGTGAAGAAGCTATAAACAACACGTTAGCTTATAACAAATACGACTTAACAAAGAAAAGAATTATTGAAGACTTAGTGGTGTTAGGTATTGGAGCATCTAAAACAAGTTGGAATAAATCAGAAGGTGTTACGGTAGATTACGTTGAT